CAGAGATGTGCGGTTCTTATGAATGACGTCCACTACTACATTCCTATGGCCGGCAATTAAGCTGAGTCTATTCATTACAACGTTTAGCACATCACACCTCCTTACAACAATTTAGCCCGTAACACGGCGGTGTATTTGTCGGGGCTGGAATTCCCAGATCACACTGGATCGTACGCTTTACCTAATGGCGAAGGTTGGGTAGATATTCAGCCTCAAAGAGCTAGTCCCATATTTGGCGCTTACTATTCTCAAGTTCGAATGCATACACAGACTAACGCTTAACCTTATGTTCACCCTAATGTATACGTTCTGCAGGAGAATAGTTCGGTCATTGATTTCTCTCATAACCTTCGCCTTATTACGCACATATGCACCTGGTCCAGTTTGGCTATTCTTCATAAGCCAACTTTCCTGAAGAGTTAAAACATACCTTACACAAATGTCAGGAATTACATACGGGATAACGCTCATATTCCAGCAGTTGCTTCTTAACTTGTTGGTCAATTTTATACACAGGAACCTAAGTCCGTATACCATGATATGACCACTCACCGTGATTTGGACGAGGAGATTCATCCTTACACTTTTAATAACGAGCCCATACATCGGCATTTCATTCTTCTCTCCGAAAACGTAGTCGACAACTCATTACATCATGAGACTTAGGTCATTCCTAAGATGTCAAACAAGATCATGTTGACGGCTTTGCTTGCAGTCATGTCGCTACTACCAACGAAAGCAGGTTCGGTTTTGACGTTTCTTTTATCATTATACAATCGTGACTACAAGAGCCGACACTTCGAACAGTTGTGGGCATGCTTTGGAACACTCATACCACTCCTCCCAAATGATAATGACCCCACACTCAAATAGGTATTATCCTTCGTTAAAATGTCTATTGCATTTTTCCGGTTCGGCAAGGCATTTCTCATGATGGCCAAGAATGAGACCACGATGGATTTTGGCACGTATTTGCGCATATACACAGGTAAGAAGAAGCTAGCTTAAAAGTATATGAAGTTCCACCCCCCTGTTGACATTAAGGCCAAGGATATACAAAAAGACACTTGCTTAGTATCAATTCGGCTTTAATAGGTTAACTCTCAAGTCGTTAAGATACCTGTTGAATAAGTAGCTCCAGACACCTTTGTTAATAGCTTCTACAAAATTAAGTACCCTCCTCCACTGGACACCATCAACCCCCTTATAGACATTCAAGGTAACTTAGCGGACCGCTACAAGCAGTTGCGTGAATATGCGTTGGTTTACCCCCTTGAGTATGTTAACTCTAAAGGGGTCACTAAGAAAGTAGAGCTTGATCAGAACATAGCTAGGACTGGCTATCATCTTCTTAACGGCAATGTTCATTCAAATGTCTAGTTATCAGCTAGTCCCATTCCACATGAGTACTCAAATAGGAGCTATGCCAATCTTGCTTGCGCCATTAGTCGGTAAATTGGTTCTCAATCTTTGTTTACACAGGCCGCTGATTTCGACAAGTTTTGTGACGACTATTTTAAGAGGCTTCCGAAACCTTCTGGAGAGGTTATGGTGCTCATGCAATACCCCAATAGAGCATTTGACGATGTGGCTAAAAGAGCCAAATATGAGCGGAACATCTTATCTTGTCTTAACTCCTAGAGTCTCTCTTCATTTAATCGATCACCCTTTTAATGCATGGTCAAATCAGGCGAAGTCCACTTAACTACTGACTATAGCCAGAATGGTATTTACTTTGAAGCGGATACACGACCACGATGTATCATGGTCCCTTAAGGTAAGGCCTTCAGTCTACATGCTGCGGTTTAATCTTAAGTTTTCAGAGATATTCATCTGCTTTAGGAACAACATATCATTTTGGAAGACTTTTGCCATGCGATGACCACTGAGCAATTGCAAGCTCGTATATAGAAAATCACCTAACAATTAGGCGCATTCTCTCTGATTTCATTAGATGGGTCTGCTTATGATTCCACTTAATACGCTCGCTTGCAGAATATTGTGGATTCTAGAATCTGGGAATGGTACCAC